ACTTCCTTTCTGCTTCGGTTTTATCTTGCTCAAACTCATCTTTCTTTTCAACTAACTCATTAAACACCTTTCCGTTAGTTTTAACAATCTCATCTAATTCCGCTAATCTCAAAGAGAAATCATCCTTTTTAAAATTCTTTAATAGGATTGTAGCTTCTTTATTATCTTCGTTTACAACATCAAATAATTTATCGAATACATTTACACCGATATATTGTGCAAGAATATCTTTTCTTTCCGATTGTGATTTATCAATGAATAAAGCATTATTACCTTGCAATGAAAGTGAAGTCATTACAAAATCTTCATAAGTACCTAAATACTTTTTGATTACATCATTTGTATTTCTTCTCTCATCACCATTAAGTGATTCATTGATTCCATCTACTACTCTCCAGAAATTAACATTTACTTTAACCTTTTCAGTTTTAGTAGTGTGTGCCTCCCTTTCTATAAAATAATCTATACCATCAATCTCAAAATTAAATTTACAACTGAATGTATCTTTTTGATTATTCATAATATGAGTAGCCTTAAATGCTCTACTACACTTATCAAATATGCAAAATGAAAGTGAATCGAATAGGGATGATTTACCCTGTGTGTTCGGTGCAAATAAACCAATGATTCCCTTTGCTCTATCAAACTCTATTTTGTTTCCTTCACCATATGAGAACATATTACTGAATTCAAACTTCTTAGGAATCCATAGAATATTATCCGTATCCTCATGTGTAATCTTCGTATTAACGTTATTATTAATCTCAATTACCTTATTAAGGGTTTCATCATCTAAAAGAAATTGCCTCTCTAAATACTCCTTAATTAACCCATTCTGAACGTTTACATCTTTAACATTACCCGCTAAGTTTCTAGCATTACGATTCTTTGTTTTCATAGAATTCAAAGTATCTTGTCGAGTGACGGTAATCTCAGAAATGTTAAACATCTTTTGTAACTCAGTTGATACTAATTTAATATCCGCTGCTTCTGTTTCCTGAAATCTAACTCTTAAGCGTGGTTGTTTAGGAAGTTTAGTTCCAATCTCATCCATTACCCATTGTGGTATAACACCATTAGTTACATCAATAGTTAGGTAACCATAATCGTTATGAATATTAAACTCTTCAAATGTTTCGTTCTTTACATCCCATAATAGGTAACCATGATTCTCTAAGTATTCTCCGTGATTTTGTTGAACAATCGAACCTGCATAAACTACAATCGGTTTACCATTTGCCTTATCTCTTTGTTGAACGATTTGTCTTTTGTGAATATCCCCCATCAATACCATATCAAACCCATCAAACATATCGGGTGTAAAATTGTTAGATGATACCACATAACCAATATCAGTTTTAGCCGCATCTACCGGCCCGTGAAAGAAACAAATCTTTTTCTTTCCTTCTACATCTTTACCTAAAGGCCAGTTTGCTTTCTTATCTAAAATTGAATATACCGTAAAAGTTAATTCATCATTGATATGTGTTGTACCGGTATCTCTTAAGTAATATAAATTTGGGTTGTTTAAATTATCACAGATAGGAGTTAATACATCCAATCTATCCATATTATTTAAGTTACAATCGTGGTTTCCTGTGATTACAAATGTAGGGAATCGATTTGCACATTCATTGAAGAACCAAGTGATTTCTCTAACTAATTCCGGACTCATTTCCGTTTTAGCGTGAGCAATATCACCCGCTAAATAAATAATAGCGTTTTCTTTCTTTTGCGAATCTACATCCACTAAGAATTGATTTAGAATTTCTCTATACTCCTTATGACGTTTTAAGTTACGGATGTGTAAATCCGCTAAGTGATAGATGTAATCTACTTTTATATTGAGCATGTTTATACTATATGTTGTGTTACAAAGATACGAAAAAAAGGTGAGACGACCAAATTATTTCCCAATTAAATCCATTGGTGTATTGCGGAATATTCTATACGAATCGTCATTAAAGTGTTGAGTACTAACCTCGTATATAGTAGAATTATCATCTATAGCTTGCAGTTGGTGTGGCAATCCTCTTTCTATTGTAACAGAATCACCTACTTTGATTATTTGTGATGCTAACTTACCATCTTCTACATCCAACCAACTGAATATAAAACTACCTTGTTGAACATACCAACTTTCTTTTTTCTTTAAGTGATAATGCATAGAGAACTTATCTCCGGTATAATTGAATACTAATAATTTTCCACAATACTCTTCATCATTGTGAATCCATAATTCGTGCCCCCATGCCTTTTCTACTTTAAGGGGTTGTTTAATTTCTACTTCTAATTTCATATTAATTACTTAGTGGTGCTTTAATTTTTGGATGTGATTCATATCCTATTAATTCAAAACAATCAGGTCTATAACTTTTAAGTTTTTCATCTAAAGTTTTTTCACCCAATCGTTCTTTAACCAATTGGTGTTGATACCAATTCCTTTCGGTAATTTGTATTGTTGGTAAACCAAATGATGTTCTACTGATTTGTTCTTTTGCCTGTTCAATATGGTTTTTGTATAAATGAACATCTCCTAAGTTTCCAATCAATTCATCAGGTATCATATTCACTTCCTTTGCGATAATCTCTAATAACAATCCATAAGATGCAATATTAAAAGGTAATCCCAAAAATGTATCTACACTTCGTTGATTCCACATTAGAGAAATTGCTCTATATTTTCCAGGATGAACTATCTTTTCATCTCTTGTTGTTTTTCTAGTATAAATTTGGAATCCATAATGACAAGGAGGTAAAACCATTTTGTCTAACTCACCTACATTCCAAGCACTTACCATCAATCTTCTACTATCAGGATTTGATTTGAGTTCGTTGATTAGATTTTGAATTTGGTCAATTCCATTCCAATCTCTCCATTGTTTACCATAAATTGGTCCTAAATTTCCCCATTGAGTTGCAAATGCTTCATCGGTTCTGATTTTTTTAATAAACTCTTCTTTTGTAAGTTGCCCATCCGCATCAAGAGATGTTTTTGAAGCATAGTTCTTATAAGCATCACCATCCCAAATATGACAATCATAATCTAATAGGAATTTAATATTAGTATCACCTCTTAGAAACCATAAGAGTTCCGTTACAATGGAATTCCAATGCATCTTTTTTGTAGTAAGCAATGGAAATCCTTCACTCATTTTGTGGCGTATTTGATGACCAAATTCTGAGATAGTGCCAGTTCCTGTTCTATCTTCTTTCTCTACACCAAATTCAATGATATCACTTAATAGTTGTTGATATTTTTTGTCTAAGTTATTCATTATGTAAACGATAGTTTTAATCTTATTAAATCCTCAAATGATGAGGTTGTGTTTTGTTCTATTTGTTTTGTTACTTCTACGAATCCCATTTCCGAAGGGTCTTTGCCACTTAATCTAACTAACTTACAATCGATTCCATTTGCAGTTAAGTATTCGTAATGCCTAATCGCATCTCCCATTGCATCATCATCTAATACAATATTAATCGATGGTTTCTCTGTTAAGATTTTATCAGTTAATTCTTTGGAAAGTGTTTTACCTAATATGGGAGAAGCGTTTCGTTTGATTGCAATTGCATCAAATGCTCCTTCACAAAGTGTTACCGGCATTTTCCAATTTATCATTGATTCAAATCCAATTATATTCTTTGATACAGGTGGATTCTTATATTTTAATTTCTCATCTGGATAAATACTTCTAGCCAAAAAGAAATTAAGTTGATGAAGTGAATTGTAAGATGGTACGATGATTCTTCCTTTATACATACCACCATCACAATATCCTATTTTATGTTTAAGAATATCCTTATCACTTATACCTCTTTTCTTTAAATAATTATAAGCAACTCTAAATTCAATAATATGCTGATTATCTAATAGTGTTTTATATTCAGATGGTAAATGTATTTCTACAAATTCTTCATCTTCGGCTTTTGCTATATATCCAGATTCATCATAGATTTTCATTACCCTTTGGATAACATCATAATCTACACTTAACTTCTTTAATAGAGAGTGAACCTTTTTACCTCTTGCATTGCAAACCCAACATCTCCACTTTTGTGATTCTAAGTTGACCTGTAGTTTAGGTTTATGGTGTGAACAAAATGGGCAATAGTATTGGATTTCGGAACTACCTAAGTTTCTTCCTTCTCCCAAAACTACATTCATTTGGCCTAGCACATATTGTTTATCTATTTCAGATATCATATCTTTCTTTTAACCAATTAATATACCATCTATTTCCATTATCATTAAAGTGAATATCCATCTTAGATACAAAATATTCCGGTCTATTTTCGGCAATATATGATTGTAAACTATGGTGTCCATCAAACATAATGTGTTCACTTTTAGATATTTGTTCTCCTCCGGATTTCGTACTAATTAATTTTTTATCAAAATCAGATGAGTATAAAAAGTACTCCAACTTTACTCCGATTGTTTCTGCTAATTTTTTTAATAAACTAATTTCCAAAACTAAATCATTAAAAATTTTAATTTCATTTTGATTAATAAAGAAGCCTAAATAAGGCATGAATACCATCTTCACCAATTCTGAATCCATTGAAGACATATTGGGATATAAAGTACGATAGTAGTTATTAAATATACTAACATCTCCATATTTAACCATATCAGATTCATACCCATATACTTTTTGCATAAACTCTCTGGTTTCGCTCATATTAGATTGTAAAACGCATATTCTACTGCAAACAGTAAACTGAACTAATATAGCCGAACCCTTTGAATCGATTCCATTTTCTACTAATTTATTAAGTTTTAACTTAACTAATTTAAGAATATGGTCATTTGATAATGAATGGTGTGTATTGAATTCTACATCATTACGATGGGATTCTTTAATATCTCCGGTAAATAACGAGAATGAGTCTCCGAAAAGATACAATTTTTTCATACCCAAATATACGAAATTATTTCGATATTTCCAAATACTTTTTGTAGAGTTGGTTTGCTAACCAATGATGGGAATCTAAGCAGGGGTGGTCATCGTTTACTTCGATATTTTCCCTTAATGTCCATTTGTTCGTTCGATTCATAATATCCCAACTTTCGTATGGGGTATCATTGTATATAATCGGTAAATTATATGGGTCATCTTTAACAACCTCATATATCAAATGTTTGGAATATTCTTCTACTGAACCGATTAGATAGATACATTTACACCCATATTTATCCTCTAAGATACTAAATCTTTTTTTAACTTCCAAGAGCATTATTTGGAATATTTTGGTAAGGATTGGGTTCATTTTTTCAACATCCTCTTTGGTTTGGATGTGAACCGGATTTAATCTAGCAATTGCATATTTTATATCTTCATAAAATTCAGGCCCAAAAATACCACCTGTACTTCTATATTTACTTTGGGTATGCCCAATATCTCTTACAACGTTAGTGAATTGGAAAACTAATAATTTTGGATGTATTGCCTTTTCCGATTTCAAATAATCTAACCATATATCAAGAGTTTCGATTGCACCATAGTTACTACCTCCATTTCCAAAATTAGATACCTTTGGAGTATTTAATAGTTTTCCTAATACACCACTATAATTGTTATTGGTTCTAAACTCATAGAATTCCGAAAATGTTTCACTTACAGTCTGACAAGGTTCATATGAAGTTTTTCCTTTGAACATATCAAAGGTATTAGTATATCTATTTTTCCATAGATGAAATTGTAATCCTTCACCATATGTGAAAGAATCACCAATTGTAATTAATAAATCACTCATATCTCGGTATATCTTTTCGGAAAAACTTTCCTAATATATTATCGTTGAAATAAACATCTCCGTTTTCCAAAACTCCTAGTGAGAATAAATATTTTGTTTCCAAATAGGTTAAATGTTTTGGAGCAAAGGCAAATTCAATAATCGTTCTTTCGAACTCTTCTTTTTTACCTTCTTTAATAAGTTGTTTGATTTCAGAGTGAGAACCGTAATATGTTTTCCAATCACTCTCTTTTTGAACCTTCTTTTTCTTACTAGCTCTTTTATCAGTTATTTCAGCTAATTCTTTTTTACCTAATGCTTTTGTGGTAACTGATATAAGTTGCTTCCTCCCAATATATTTTTTACCAGATGGAATATGCGTCACCTCATACACAAACCCAAATGCTCCATAGGGAATCTCATTTATATCTGAGATTACCCCATTTTGATATTTCCACATAACCTTTATTTATTTATTATCTTTTTGTAGAAGATGAGTATTTGTTTAAATTTACTTTACCTTTTCTAGCACCTTCCAATACCTTCTCATCGGTATTATATCCGCTGATACCTAAAGTTGCTTTTGGAGTAAATCCATCTACAGCGATTTGTCCGTTTACCTTAGATTTGACAAAATCTACTTTTTGAGAAGATGCGTTTTTCTCCGGTATTCTAGAAGTTTTGTATAAATCAATAATTTGCTTTGCCATGTGTTTGTATGTTTTATATAAATATTACTTCGTAACGGATTAAGTATCAAAACGAACTACTATATTCACTGGGTAGTCAGGTGTCGATTTTGGTTTAGAAGGTAACTTTGCTACCGCAACTAAATTCATCTCATCATCATACAATCCAACTGTAGTTATATATGGTGCTAAATACGAACCTGTTGAATCTAGAGAAGAACTAAATTCATAATCATCAAATCCTATTGAACGAGTAACCGAAGTACCAGGTGCCCCCCACGATGAGGTATAATTGAACGTATGTTCCGATTTTATACGGAAGTCTAAATCAAAAAATGAACCACTATCTCCTAATGCGGATGGCTTATTTTCTATATATTTATTTATATACAAACCTCCACTATAAAAAGTCGTAGCTGATGGGTTGGTTGATATGTTGAATTCATTTGGTTTAACTTCCAAAAATAATTCATTTTCAAATATTGTTTTTGTAGATTGAAAACTCATTTGATATCCAGCACTTCCAAAATTATAATTAGTTCCTTCTACATATACCCCACTACTTGTACTAAATCCAGTTTGCCACGTTAAGGTCGCTATACCATTTGCGTAAAATATATTACCTAATGATTTTTTTGGGTTCTGTATTGGATATGGTAAATCCCACTCTTCATCAGCAAACATAGTTCCCATCATTATATCTATTTCATCTATATCACGAGTATCAACACCATATGGTCTATCGTTTGCATATTGATACGTTAGTACCTCATCATTATTAATATTATCATCACCGAAATCATTTTCATATAAATTAAATGTATAATCCAATCCTTCAGTAGTTCTAATAATCATACTTCCGGTATCATTACTCCCACTAAAATCTAACTCTATAACTCCTAAAAAGTCTCTATCATTATCAATTAAATTAGATTTACCGTCATCAACTATAGTTACAAATTCTCCCTTCTTACCTTTTGTATTTCTCGTTCTACCATAATCTACCACTCTAAATGAACCAGGTTTTATACCCTCTCCTATAAATTTATTTGGTATATTCCATAAGAAAAATCTATTACCTATTTGTCTTTCCTGAACCGAACCCAAACTTTTCATACTACCATACATCTTAGTAATATCGGTAAATTTACCAGCTAATATTTGTCCCCTATCACTAACGATATAACCATGATTATCTAAATATGACTGAAATTCATCTATATAAGAATCTGATGTGGAATCATAATAGTATTCATATGTAATAGTATTGTTAGTAATATCATTAATATTTTGTACTAAATAATATCTTTGTTTTTTAGCTTTATGTTTTTCTAAATTCCAATTCGTTACAACCGCTACTAATTTAGGTGCATTATTATAGAACATAGCTCTAATACTTCTATCAGTTGCATACTCATTATATGAATATGAGAAATCATAGTTACTACCTGAACCATAAAGTTTGAATGCTTCATAATCTTCAAATGCACCTTCTCTGCGTTCAATAGCGTGAAGATTTATTGTATCTTCATTGAAAGACCAATTTTTGAAGACTTTAAAAGGTCTAACGGTGATATCGGATTTAGGGATTGACTTAAACATATACCAATAAATATCATAATTAAAAAAACCCGCCGAAGCGGGTTCTATTAAAATTAAGGTTTAAAAATTAAGTTTAAAAACAAAGTTTAAAAATGAAGTTTAAAAATAAAATTTAAAAATCAAGTTTTACCTTAATCAACACCTCCTTATCGAAGGATTTCGCTATTGGTTGTGAAGTTTTAGCCACAGCCATTAATTCGTTAGCATCATTGAATAAACCAACTGATGTAATATATGTTTTAGGGTCTGTCTCGAATGAAGGTTCTCTTAGAGTACCATCTGAACCACTTGTGAATGTAGGATTATTAGAGAAGTTAAACTCTCTATTTGTTGCTCTTACAAAGAAGTGTTGAGTTGATACGTTTTCAGTTCTTCTCATTTCGAAATCTCCTCCACCTTTAATTGCATTAAATATTCTTCTGTGATTATACGTTTCAGCAGTAGGAGTTGTTGCAGTAGATGGTAACACCTCTGAACCTACTACGGTTGCTATAGCTGCCGGGTTTAATAAAATTATACCCAAATGTGGATAAAATTTACCAAATCCTTGTTGATTAGAAGCTACATACGAATGAATCGTAGCATCCAATTCAGTTCCTAAGTTATTAGAACCTGATACTATATTAAATACAGTTCCAGCTTTTCCAGCTTTATCAGAGAACTTCTTACCACTATCATCTATAAAAGTAAATGAAGTACCATTAGAACCACTCAATGTGATTTTAATATTACCTGCATCTGCTTGTTGTCTATATCTAGCTCTAGCTAAGTTAATAACATAGATTTGGTCTGCTTGATATCCATCTTCTACTGAAGAAGAATAAAAAGTGAAGAAATCATCTGCATCTCCCTCAAAGTTATTATTTAATAAAATTCTATATTGAGAGTATATCGCCTTAGTAGGTAATAATGCAGAATCCGAAGTTGTTAACTGAACTGAACCGCTACCATATTTGTGTCCGTATGCTACTGCAAATTCAATTGGTGCAGTAGAACCGGTATTAGAACCAGTTAAGAATACATTTAAGTAATACTTTGATGCATCTGAACCGCTATGTCCTGCTATAGTTGCGGTAGAACCGGTTGCAATAGCTCCACTTAAACTACCACTACCATTACTCCATAATCCTTCAGTTACTACTTCTATTTTATTTGAAATAACATCAAAATCTCCGAATTTTTTATATATTCCGTTTGAAATAACCCCACCACTTGATAATCCCACTTTTTCATTAGCAGGTAAGTATTGGTTCAATAAATTAGCTACCGTAGTAGAATCTATCAACCCCGCATTATCTACTAAATATTGGGAAAGTTTCTGGGTTAAATCTGCTCCCTGTGCTCCTGTAATTTGTGCCATCTTATTATATTATATTTTTATGCTACATAGTTTACTGTCACAGGAATAGAAATCGAACCACCTGTTTCGTTTCCATAAACTGTCAATGTTGTTACAACCGCCGAAGTTAAATTCGGATTAGGGATGAATTCGAAAGTTAAACCTTTCTTAACATCCGCTGTTGCAGTTACATTATCACTAACAGAAATTTGTCCTGATGATGCAATACCAATTCCTACCAAAGTACCTGCTGTCTTATCAGCTAATACCGCAGTGTAACCACTTGTTGAGTTACCTGCTGGTGAGGTTGAAGGTGTAATAGAAACTTTACCTCTCGTCTGATTAGTACTAATAGCAGTTGTGCCGATTGATACTTGAGGTATTTTAGTTGTGTTTTTTGGAAGAGTTACAAGTTTGTATCTCAAAACCTGTGTTTCATCTGGAGAAGCTTCTAATATAGGAGTAGCTTTAATTGCCGCATCATAATATGCAGAACCCTTTGGGTGTGCCGCATCAAATAATTGGTAATCAATTTCATCATCACCCAATGCGAATTGAGTAATACCTAATTGTTGACCAGCTGCCAATTTTTCTCTACCTTTCTTTGTTAGAATAGCATCTACAATGATTTCCGAGTTATCTAAGTATGCCATGTTTTGGTTTTCTTTTTGTTATTTCTATTATAAATATATAACTTATTCGTTTTATACAAAATCTTTTAATCTACCTCTAAAATTGGTTCTCCGCTACCTCTACCTGTTGGTCCAACTCTTAATCGGTTAGGGTTAGTTGAGAATGTTTCAACCGCTGGAGTTCCATCCAAAGTTGTACGCGATGTTTGTTTAGAACCCCTATAAAAACTATTTTCTAAACCTCTAGATGTATCCTTTGTATTACTATAATGTCCAGATGTTAAACCTATAAAAGGTTCAATTGCAGTTATTATACCATTTTTATACGGATACGTTCCTAAGTTAGCTAATATATCTACATAGAATGAATGTTGCAATGGTGCTCTAAAAGCAGGTACACCAAGTGAATAATCTATTGGTTCTATTAAAATTAATTTCTTTTCGTATCTTTCTATCTTTTCTAATACTACCTTATCCGTTGGTGCTAATTTGGATGTATTAAATAGTGAACCGGATAATCCGTTTGCAGGAACTCTTCTAGGTACACTTCTAGTATATTTAACAGTTATTATATATGAATTATATCTTTCAGTTAATACTAAATTACCAGAATCTTTGTAATAAGTTCTATCAACTGCTCCATTAAATCCTACTATTCCAAATCCTTTGTTAAATGGAGAATCTGCATCATTACCCACTTGTTGGTATGAATCTTCTAAATCAACTTCACCCAAAACAGTAGGATTCTTCAGCCCACAATCTATTTCTATTACTATACCTCCTGCATTTGGTAAATTTGATAATATAGATGCACTAGATGTAATATTTCCAATAACACTATAATTTCCACCATAAGTAGGATACTCCGTTGTTATATTTAAATTTTCAATTATATCGTAACTACCTGAATAGTATGGAAGAGTTGCTTCAAATGTTATACCATCGTTCATATTAAGAGAACCGGTATATGTAGGAACACTCATTTCTATTAAAATCGTATCCATTGTATTAATAGAAGCAGTATGTAATATATTTTCTGCTACCGGTCTATTAATCTTAATTTTACTTCTTTCTAATAATGATGGTTCAATTAATAATCCTTTTGATACGTTAGCTCTTACAGGAATTACCTGCTCTAACATATCAAACATAGATTTATCAATTGATTTAATAAGTTTTATATACTCATCAAAATTTAACTGAGTTCTTTCAAAATAATAATTTCTAAGTTGGTCTAAGTCTGTGTAAGTATCAGTTCCATATTCATCATTCCAATCTCCGATATAATCTCCAATATTGATAGGGCCTAATGAACGAAGAATATCCAAATTCAATTCTTTAACAGGTGAGAAGAATAATCCCAATCTGTTTGAATCAATCGGTGCTCTATCATACGCCTTTTTAGTTGCTCTTTGTTTATATGATAGTTGACCAGTTAATGTGATATCTTCAGTTCGTACTTTATCCTTTCCTACAAATCCTATTGAAGGAACTTCAGCAGTTACAAATCTTTCATATACATCATATTGGTATGGATAAGAACTTGCAGTTGTAAAAATACTAGCAGTTGCATAACCACTATATCCACTTACAACAATTTGTTTATTATTAGTATCTAAAGAAGATGTGTATGTTACAAATGGTGCTACGTTCTTTATAAACTTATCACCACTTCCAGTTTGTCTATTTTTAGGATATTCAAAATCTGAACGGAAAAATAAATCACTTGTAGATGAATATACATCATTACCAAATATTGTATCCGGATTTAATGTATGTGATGTTATTACCGATTCACTCAATGCTCCACCCCAAATTCTTACCTCATCTATTGAACCACTAATACCACCTGCATTTTGACCACCAAAATTAACCGTACTACCACTTAACCATGATATACCATTGTAATATTTTGCATTTGAAACTAATGAACCCGAACCGGATGTAATTAACAAATCTAATGTATCGGATTCACTTATTGAAATTCTATCTCCGTTAGCTTGTTTATAAAACATTGTATATTGCTCATAATCCAAACTTCTAGTTAATGTATTACCAATGTACTCATCTCTACTAAGAACTTCTCTTTGAATTGTAAAATGTTTATATGTGTTATCGAATATAGGAACATTTTGAATACTCATTGATACCAATTCAGAACCTGAGGTAACTACACCAGGACCGATATAAACATTACTACTAGCACTCATTTGGAATACTATATCACCATATACAGAAGAGCCTGATGGAACTAATTTAACATTCCATATACCACTACCAGCTCCACCAATGTTTACCAAACTTTGTGTATGATAAAGAGTTGTAGATTGTGATACAAATGATAATCTAGATGTTTTAAATCTAAGTTCAATTGCATCAGGGTCATTGAATGATGTTCCTTCTTTCCAATCAACGGTAAGATATTCATCTCTAGCAATATTAAGTGCTGCAGTTCTATCTTCGTATGTATATTTAGTACTCTGAGAACCACTATTCGCAGGCCCTCCAAATTCAACTATTGTTAATAATGAAGATGGTACGCCATAACACGCCATAATTGCATTAATAGCTTTCCTAGTTCCTTTGTGTTTTAATAGGTATGGTAAGTTATTAAGAATTCTTCTCCAAACTTGATTTCTTGCTTCTTCCGGTGTATAAGAAGGTGAAACGTTATTACCCAATGAGTTTTTATTCTGTGTGGTAGTCCCATCTTCATTTAACCCAAACGCATACTTCCATAATTGTTGCCCACTAAATGGTGTTTTCGGGTCCCATCCAAAGTTTTCTAATAATGTATAAACTAATTTATCAGATATACCATCCGTTGATTTATTAGTTACTTTTCGTATTCTATTGATACCATTTATATAAGACCATATAATATCAAAATGTTGACCTATCATTTCTAAGAATGAAAGGAATTCTAAATTACCTGAATCCTCTTTTATAAATTGAGGTGTATGTTTTACTAAATAGTTTCTATTTTCTCTATCATATACTTCTGCATAATCTTTTTGAATTTCAAAAAACTGAGCGTTTGAAGAATTTACTCCATAATCAACATACATTTGTTTCTCAAACCCATCAAATCCATTTTTTATAATTCTTATTTTATCATCATATGATGCACTTGTCAATAAGGATACGGATGAAGTAGATAATGTAGAACCTGAATAAAGAGTAGTTGTTAATTTATTTTCCCAATTCTCAATTGTTTCTATTTTATATTGAAAATTTTCTAAACGAGTTTGTGCACTTGAAAAGTTTACAAAGTTTTCAAATTTTAAAAAATATGATGAAGTTACATTACTACCACTAGTGTACTCAATATTAAGGTCTTCTAAATTAAATTGAGATTTTGATAAATATTGATTTACTATATCATTAGAAGTAACTGACCCACTTGCTACAATTTGATTAAAAAATTCATAGCCCGTTTCATCTACTACATCTATTCCAAAATTTGGTTTTAATGGAATACAAGTATTTTCATCACTATCATTTATAATAATAGTTTCTACAATAGATGGTATTATTTGTTTAGTAACCCAAATTAATTGATTTGGAGTTATAGTTTCTGCTACCGGTTCTAATAATTTAACTATTAATGAATAATAATCTCGTTGTTCTCTTACCCTTACGGTATTTCCACTTTGAGGGTCTATCTCATATCTAGTGGGAACAATTTTTTCACCCTCTAATGAGAATGTAGCGTCATCCGCACCTGTATTTGTTATAACATACGATTCATCATTATCTGTTTTAACTTGATAGTATAAGTGTTTATCATCTTCAAATACAATGTTATCTTCAAAATCTTTTTTAGTTGTTTCGCCTGAGAATAGTTGAGAAAATACATTTGCAAACGTATCTAAAACTTCTCCACTTGAAACAATGTATTTAGCCTTTTGAACAAAAACAGTAAAACTTTCTCTCTTACCTACTATTTTACCATTTATACCATTAAAATATGGTTGTAAGGTAAATGTTATTTCATACGAATCATCATCTTCATTAAAATAAGTTTTATATGAATTATATAATTCCTTTGCCTTTAATGTGATTTTAGCCTCTCCATTTACTATTGGAGTATTAAAAATTTTATTATCACCTAAAAATACATCAACTCCTTCAGAATCTACTGTATCTATATCAAACTTAAAATCAAAATCTAAAGGTCTTAAATCGGCCTCTATAATATTTCTATCAAATATAATATTAGTTACATCCGGTTGACCATATGTTTTTTCTACATATACATTTATTCTAGCCCTCTGTTCTTCTCCATCTTTTAGTAAATCATTTCCAGCTATAACTACTAATCCATATATTCCTACCGCGTTTGGGTTATTTAATACAATTATAGCAGTCCCGTCAACAACGTTGGCAATCTTTGCTCCATTTGAATTTGCACCCGATTGATTTGGGAAATAGTATTTTACATATGTAGCATTTTGTACTCCTACACTTATGGAAAATTCTTTATTTAATTCCGTATTCCATTTGTATGTTGGTTGTAATACATTTGAAAATTTAGCTATATTATCAGTAGTTACATTTTGCTGACTTGTTACATTTATAGTATAACTTTCTACAATATTTTCTAAATCAAATAAATTTGCTGAACTATCTTTTACTAAAGTTCCATCACTTTTTGATACCTTAATACCAGTGATGTTAAAGTTTATAGCATCTGCTCTACCTATAGATAATTTACTATTCTGTAATACCTCTATAGTTCTAGTAGTACTTATAGTTTCCTGAACATCTAATGATGCTGCATTCTTATAATAAACTCTTACCGAAGGTCGGTCTATAGAGTTAATAATAGTTATAGAAATGGCCTGAGGAGGTGCTGGTGTACTAACTGAAATGTTTCCCTCAAATGGAACATCCAATATTATATCAGCTCTATAATCCTTAAACGGTATTTTTATCTCTCTTTGTGCCATTAGTTAATAAATAGTTTTATTGTAGGTTTTCTCTTTGAGTTACATCTCCTCCATCTAATCCAAATCCTGCTCCTCTAAAATCGTTTGGATTAACTTCTCTCATTCCACCACCATAACTACCACCTCCGCCACCACCAGAGCCTCCACCGCTTCCATCAAATTGCCCACCACGAGTATCAACAATTCCACCGCCAAATCCTTCTCCGCCTGGCACAGGTGTTCCCTCAACAGGAGTTGCATCTGCAATATTATCAATTTCTATTATGGAAACTTCATTTTCAATATCTTTTCTAGATTGAATTAAAAAATACTTTTGTGGTTTCAAATCACCACTAACCAATGTTAATGTAGATGGGTTTAATAATCTCTGTTCGTCCAAACTAAATGTAACTCTTCCTTTTGAATTCGATTGGTCTTCTATTTCGATTCCATTTAAATAAGCTTTTGCCAAAACATCGGTTCTACTTAAATTAGTATATGTGTTTATTGTGAAAAAAACTTTTCGAGAAGTTATATATGGGCTTGTATATGGGTCAAATGCTAGAATATCTCCTCCTGGCGCTCTTCCTCCTCCACCACCGCCACCGCCGTTGGAGGTTAATATAGAATCGCTAATACCTCCTGGGTTTGTACCGGAGTAAGTAAAATCGTTAGCTAATTCTTCTATAGTTCTTTGTGCCATCTTTTATTTATTTTTGGTTATCTCTTTTATTTCTTAACCTTTCTGCAATGGAAGATGGAATTCCAGCTCTTCTATCACCTTCCGTTGTACCCGTAGTAGTTCCGCCTCCTGTTCCTCCATTACTTATATCACCCCTTCCTCCAAATAAACCAAGTTTCTTTTTAGTTATATCTTTATTTAAAAATCCAGTTTTAGGTTTATTTCCCTTTTTTCTAAATTTACTTAAGAATCCACCACCACCTCTTTCGTTAATCACATCTGATACAGTTGTAGCAGGAGTTTCCATAACAGGAGTTTCTATTATTACAGGAGTTTCTACACCAGGAACAATAACTGCTGTTTTAGTCACAGATGTTACCGCATCTTTAATTTCTCCATACGTTGGTATTGGAACAGATACTCTTTCAGTAGAAACATTTTCTGTAACCTTATCTGATTCTAATTTTTGAATTAATGTAGCTAATTTATCTATACTTTCCTGTGTTTGTGCATCTATCAATACTTCATTAGCTAATGTTCTTTTCGGAAGATGAAAATCACACGCATCTCTAAATTTTTTATTAAGAAGATTCACAATATCGTTTTTATTATAATATGTAAAATCAACTTCATCTCCTAATGGTTTACCAAAATCCGAAGTTCCTATAATTGAATTTTTATGAAGCAATGCATGTCTAACCGCTTCTTTCATAGATTCTAATACCTTATTAAAAAATTGGTCGTAGTTTGTTATACCAAATTCATATTGTATTCTATCTATGTAATCCTTTGATTTTATTTTAACAAATGTATCCTGTAATTTTTGAACATCTAATCTGTTTATAATTTCATTTATTTCAGAGTAAACTTCATCTCCACTAAATCTACCTACTACAAAACTTTCATATGCCTGATTTAAATCTCTTTCTATATCAGCTTCATATGCAATATTTGTATTGAAATTATTATAAGGTAATAATCTTAATTCTGTTCTAGATGGTGATATTTCGTGAATCCATAATCTATCCATTTCTATTTTAGAACCAATCCTATTATTTACAAAATTGAATTGCACTCTAAATACTCCTGTGTTGTATCCTGCTTCTTTTACTAATTTTTTAACATCTATAAGAAACCCGCCACCATCATATATTGTATCCAATACATTTTCACTTCTTATAATATAGTTTGATATTTCGTTTGCATTAATATAACGAACATTTCCATAATCTTTTTGTTCTAATATGTTACTAGTAGAATCATATAATATAAATTCTAAAACATCATTATTACCAATTAAAAAAGGGGTTGGAATAAATCCCTTATCTATTAACTTAAGCTCAGTAGCACTTAACTCAGTAGTAAGAGATGTTCCCTTCTTTAATACATCATCAATATTTTTAAATTTATCTAAACTCATATTTTTTAACTTCTATGTTTGTATAAATTACAACTTAAAGAAACTTCTCCATTTTTACTTTTAAATGATACGGTTCCAGTATAGTTTGTAGCTTTACCTCCTCCTGCTATTCCTAAGAATGTTCTAGGTCTAGGGTCTAATCCATTAATTACACCAAAATCAGGTTGCATCGTTACTTCAACTTTTTGCTGAGGTTCTATATTAACTATTGATGGTCCGTTAATCCATGCTTGAGTACCTTTAATTTTTATATCAACGGTTATTGGCTCTAATGTTGTATTAAATAATTCTACAGTTGGGCCATTGTTCCATTTACCCGTTGATTCACCTGTTTTAACATCAAAAAATAACTCCTTTTGTGCAGGGTCTCCTTTTTCAATTACTCTAATGGTAAAATCCGCAGCCGCTTTAGCTCCCTCTGCTAATCTGGCATTTTTACCATTTAGTTGTTGAGTTAAACTATCCACTTGCTTTGAAAGAGATTGAACCGTCGCATTCTGTCCCTCATTTCTAGCTTGTAATCCAGTTTTTTCAATACCCTCGCTAACTGAACGTTGTAATGCAGTTTGCATTGTATCATTTACCAAAACAAATTGTTTTCTAAGTTGTTCTGCGTTTGATTCTGCAGTAACTCTTAATAATCTTTCATTATCTAATTGTATATCTAATGATGCCGATATTGAAGTTAATTCTGATACTTGTGCCTCTAATCCTCCAATTACTATGGATTGTGATAATATAGTTTCGTTTGCAAGTTCTAATGAACGAGTTGCCTGATTATATATTACACGTGGTACTAAATCTAATTGTGTTTCTTGTCTATCTGGAATTAATTCAGCTACAGTTATATCAATTGTCTTCTTTAATTCATCGGTATTATATATTCTTTTTTTAGAAGGTGCATACACAAACCCACCTTTCTCATCTTCAATGTTTGTTTGAAAATAAGAGTTTGGTTTGTTTTTAGCTACTAACGAACCACTATTCTGTAAATCCTTTTTAATTAATTCAAATTCCATTACTTAATTATAAAAGTTAAATCATCTTCAATAAATTCGTTTATACCATCTCTAACTATCTTAAATAGTAATCTGTAAATTCTATTCTTAGGAAAATTAGAAGTATCTAAATTAATATAATTACCATTCGCATCACAACTGATTTTTGTGTAATCCGAAAAATCTATTATATTAACTTTTGTTATTTCATCTCTAACTGCATAATATGAAGTTTGAGGTAAATACTTAACATCATCATATGAAAAGGAGTTTGTAAAACTTTTAGTTGGATACAAACTTCTTCCTATTATTTTTATCTTAACTTTATTACCCTCAGTATAATTATCCCTTAATTCTTTACTTCTAACTATAATTTGTGAATCAGTTAATGCAGTAAGTGAACCGGTGATAAATTGAGAATCATCCCATCCTAATTTTAACAAAGGTTGAAATATAGTGTTTGTTTCTTTAGAGTAATATTTTAGAACACCATAATCCAATGAAGTACTTTCAGCTGATGATGTATGTGATAATCTTAATCCATAATTAGCTGAACCTGTCCAATAATCATATATTGGTTTAATATTCATTTTGATATCTCCATCGAAATATGTAAATGATTGAATAGTTTCTATTGTATAATCAACTCCACTTTGGTTTGTCCAATTTATACCATCTGTGTTAATATTTTCAGGCCATGTCCCTCTCCCCATATTCCAACTTTCAGTTACAGGATATCCATACACCGAATAACTCACTGCCAGTTCTTCGGGCTGAGTAAGTGTTAATTGTAAAGTAGCCGATGATGCGGTTACATAAGATGGTACATTATCTATATCAAATTCAATAAATGTTCTAGCATTATCTCTTTCCGCAAAGCGTGAGTAATGTTTGGATATAGTTAGTATCTCATCTAAACCTGTGTTTTTATTTACATATAAACTATAAACCGATGCATCCTTTGATGCCGTTACAAAGTATATCATTATATAGCTTTACCTTTAATATCTTTATCAGGAAACTTAACTTCAAAGATAGATGGGTCTAACGATGGATAGATAATCTTATTCTTTGTTGCTGCTTGTATATCGTAACTATTTCTTGCATATATACCACCACACTTATTTACAATCTCAACCCTCTGAACCGATGCAACACCTTCAACCATAGCTATAGTTAATTCTATATCAGAAAGATTTATAGTTTGATTAAATTGCCAATTATTTATATCGAAGAAAGATTTTAACTCATTTATACAAGTTAATATTACTTCTCTTTGATTAAAGTTTTTATATGTGGTTATTTCAAAATTAACACCTATATTAATAATAAACCCATCGATTATGTTAACACCATCGGTTAACATTCTATATTCATTAATATATGTTTTAAGATTTTCCTTTACAGCTCTGTTTAGTATAGTTAGGTTTCCGTTTGAATCATATCCTAATGTATAAAGGTTAATAGCAAAAGGATTTACTAACTCTGCATTTTGTGTTGTCTTTTGTACAAAATTCCTAACTAATCCTTTTATATCATTTGTAGTTGGTATGTTACCTCCATTAGCAATTGCTGTTTTAGTTATAGTTTTTACTATTTCCGTAAATTGGTCTACATTATCAGTTGAGTTTAAAATACTTTCAGGTGAATTAGCGTTCAAAGAATTATCACCAACCGCAACTACTTTAGCAATTGCACCAAACTTTGAAGGCATTGATAAAGCTCTTACCTGATAATCTTTTGATGTCACTGCTCTATTTTGTGATGCAAAATTAGCTAATGCACTTTCTCTAATCTCTTCTATTGTATCAAATCCTCTTCCTCCCTTTGCAGGTATTTCGTTTTCAACTGCAACTGAATTTTTGATAAACGTATATACGGTATCATCTAAATCTAACATATCTACTAAATCATTATCAAATGTAATTGATGATATAGTTGTCAAATCTCCTTGTGGTACATTTGAACTAATTCCTCCTCCTACTAAATATTTTATCGTTAATGTAGTATTAGATGGTGATTGACCATATGATTTTGTTTTTAAAAAATTGGTTGGGTCATATGATTCTCCCATTCTATCGATTGAACTATTTAATCCTAATCCTACATTTTTAACGTTTGGTATTAAAAGTTCATCTGATAAAGAACTATCTCCACCTCCAAAATGAATTGATGTGGTAAAATCATCGTTTACTCTACTTACAAATCTTCTACTAGTTTTTAATAATTTTAAAAGGTATGGTACAGTTTCTTTAAATTGATATAAATCTGGGTCATTAGATTCTGCATTAGGATAATCAATATATATTGTTTCTTGTGCCAAATATGGAACTTCATACCATTTATTACCCTCATCATCTATAACAGATTCAATTGATATAACATTTGTTTCCGGTAAAATCAATGATGCAAATGATTCAGCTGAAGTGAAAGGTTGAGTGTATTCTTTTTCTGTAGCTGATATTGCCTGAATTTGCTTCTTAATTAAATAATAATTAGGAACGTTAAAATCTGATAAATTATATACAGAAATTTCTCTATCGATTGGGTCACTAAAATCCAATGATTCAACGGTTCTAAAAGTAATTTCAGAATTAGATGTAGATGTTATCGTTAATCCAGAATTAAGTCTCAATAAGTATCTAGTATCCAATTCACCTGCGTTATCTGCTTTACATAATTGATATACAGATAATGTTGTTACTGCTGGTGCAGATGATTTTGGTTTATACCCCAATAAGTTAGCTAATGCAAATACATTTTTTTCTTCGGATGCATATTGTATTAAACTCTCTTTTAAAGAAGCATCGGTATAATAACCTAATACATCTCCTATGTAAGATGCCATTTCAATAAACATCATACCAGGTGAGGTTTCATTAAAATCGTTATATGTACTTGGGAAATATGTTTTAGCATACTCCATTAAGTTAGTTCTAAACGAATCGAAATCCTTACCTAAATAGGATATATCTCTACTATTTCTACCTATATTTTTATTTGTTACTTTAAATGCCATTATTCATTTATATTAAATGTTACCGTTTCTAAATTTTGTTGTCCAGCAACTCTAAAATTCAATGTAACCGTAAAGAAATAGGTATCTCTATTTGTGTTTGATTGGTCTACCAATATTTCATCAATTGATATATACGGCATCCATTCTTGAATAGCTCTATCAATAGAACGTTCAATTTCTGATTCTAAATCATCCGTATTTTGGTTAAATAGAGTATTATACAAATCCGTACCAAAAGTGGGATGCATTAATCTTTCACCCTTTCGAGTTAAGATTAAATTTTTTATATTGGATTTAACCTGCTCTGAAGTTTGGTAAGATTGGGCAAAGAATCCACCATTCCCTCTTTGGATTGGGAGAGTGATTCCTATTGCCACCCTATCCTTTTCAGGTAGGTCTTTTACTAACTTAGGGCCGGTTATGATTGCCATTATCTATTTTTATCTTTACTTGCCGCCAAAACCTTAGCACTTCTTGCGATTGCTTTATCTAATATATCGTTTCCGGTACTTATTGGTGCGGAAGGAGATGCATACTGATTAGTTGGTTGATATCCCATTTGAGGGTCACCATATCCAACCATTTCAGGAGTTAACGTACCCCATCCACCATCATCCGTAGAGTAATTAGGTCTAATTC